GGCGTGCCGAACTGCGCAGCGGCCACCCAGGTCTTGGACCACGCATCGAGCGCCGCCTTGTCGCGCTCGCGGTCGTCCTCCATGAGCAGCCGCGCGCGGTCGGTCTGTTGCTTCGCGCGGTCGCCTTCAATGTCCGCCGCCGTCTTGGATTGCTGCACCTGCGCCAGCAGCATGTCCGTGTTCGGCTGCTGCGGTGCCGGCGGCGGCTTGAACCCCGGCGGCAGCGCCTTGAAGTACGACGACACGTCGCTGATGCTCACCGTCTCCAGCATGCGCGCGAGCGTATTTCGATACTCAGGAATCCCCGACAGCGGGTTGTCCATCCCGCCCACCTGCATAATCTGTTCCTGCTTCTGGGCAATCGCCTGCAACATCGCCAGCCGCTCATGCGGCATGCCCTTGCCGCCGACGTTGATGGATGTCTCCCACATCGTCGCCAGCGCCCGCGGATCGATGGAGATCCACTCGCCGCGGATACGCACCACGTTCGGCCGGTCCTGCTGGCGCGCCATCATGCGCAGAATGCCGGCATAGAGCGGTGCCAGGCCGGTCTCGGCCAGGGTGCGCGCCACCATGTCCAGGCGGTCCTGCGCGGCGCTGCTCTGCTGGCTCACCGCCACCGGCGAGGTGGACTGCAACTCGTCCACCGTCAGCCCGGCCGAGGCACGGGTGATGCCGGTGCGGCTTTCCCTGATCGCCTCCAGCACGTCCATCACCGGCAACGCCTCTTTGCCGGCGAACGGCTTCACCAGTTCCGCCACCGCGCCCTGTTGGGCAACCCGGATGATCGAGCCGATCGCCGTCTGGCGTACGTCCGCTAAATTCGCTTGCCCTATCACCACAGCCGTGCGCGGGAACATCGCCTGTCCCAGCGAGTCCAGCACCGCACGCATCACCCGGCTTTCCACCCGCTGCAGGTCCATGACCATATCGGCCTGGCTGCTGCCGATGATCCGCCCCGGCTCACGATAGGGCGTGAAGCACGCCAGCGGGATCTCGTCGCAGCGCTCCCACTGCACCAGCGTCGAGGCATCACCCAGCATATGCACGTGAATCAGTTCGGCGCGGTTGTCGCCATCGGTGTCGCACCTGATCCAGCCCTCGGCGTAGCGCACGATACCCATGGATCTGTCGTTCGGTGGCGCGCCCTTGATGTTGTAACCCTGCGCATAGTCCCGCGCGATAACCTCCTGGCGCTGCCGGGTGCGCATCATCGTATCGCGGTGCGCCAGCACCTTGTCCTCGGGCAGCCCCATCTCGATCAGGTCGGAGGCCGCGACATCCCGCACATGGAACACCGCGCGCGCGCCCTCGACGGTGGCGGCATCCGCGACTACCCAGACGCATTCAGCCGCCACCGCCTCGATCACCGGCCACGATTGTTGGGCGCTGCGGGTGATAGTCGCCGACCAATACTCCGCCGGGGCGCCCTGCGAGAGATACATCTGCCCGTCCGGTGTCTTGGCCAGCGCCTCCTGCTCGCGCTGCAGCATCGGCCGGCGCACGATGCGCTGCGCCTCGATGCCAGGTTCAGCGAGCAGCATCTGCAGCTGCGGCAGCAGCAGCCCCTCGCACACCTCGGTGCGGATTTGCTGCCGCTTGCCCCAGTACCAGCGCACCCAGCCGGCCTTGCGGGTCAGCGCATCGAGTAGCGCGTCGTGCAGCACCGTCCAACCCTTGTTCGCGGTGAACAGCGCCCAGCGGCAGTAGTCCGTCGCCTGCCGCGCCAGCGTGGTGGCCAACTGGTCGTTGCCGGTGATCTCCGAGCTTATGGGTTCAAAGCTGACCGGATCTTCAACGGCGGTGAACAGTCTGAGCAGGCTTGGCAGCGTCTGCCGGATGGTGTCCCTGACGACGGTGAGGACGATTTGTGACCTACCCGTAGCCTCGTCGCCGAACGGCCGGCCCGCATAGTATTGGCTTGCAGTAATACGCTCGCGACTTAAGTATTGGTCGTAGTTCTGCGCTATCTTGAAGTAATACCGCGCAATGGCGGTTATCTCCTCGTCCGTCTTGCCGAGGCGTTCAAATATTATCTCTTGCTGCCATTTTGCCCCGTCCGGCTTGGCAGCGGGTCGCAACCCTGCCGCATACTTGCGCAATCCGGCCGGCAGTTGGTCGTCAGTGTCGGTGTCCGCCTCGGTGTCCTTGGGCGGCAGCAAATAGGCCAGCACCTGCTCGGCGCCGAGTTGCATGCCGGCGGGGCGCATGCCCTGCGGCACCAGTCCGGGGATCTGCGGCATCGGTGGTGGACCAGCGAACGACTGCGCCGACGGGCCAAGCAGGCTGCCGGGCGGCATTGGCGGCGGAGCGCCGGGCGGTGGTGGCAGCATGCCGCTCATTCCACCAATTCCGTGCGCTCGGCTATCTCGCGTTCAAGCTGCGCCAGGCGAATAGGCTCCCATGCCGCCTTGGCACGCTCCAACCGCTTCTGCGCTATGCGAAACGCCTCTTTAGCCTCGAAATACTCTCGTTCAGGGTTGCTCATGGCTCGGTCCCCACATAGGGCCGCATCTCAATGTACGCCTCGATCAGGCAAGCAAGGGACTGTGCCTTCAGTTCACGCGTATCGTCGCGTGGCAGACGCACTGCCTTGCGTTCCTTGGGATACTCATTTGCCAGCCACCACCGCCGAAGGTAATCGCGCACAGCGGGGTCCATCTCCCACCAGACCGCTTCCCATAACTCGTAGCCCCTCAGCGTCATACGTAATCCCCTGCCGTGAGGTCCATGCGCATCGCGCGGTTGTCGAACAGGCCCGAGGTCATCCCGCTAGCAATCCCCAGCCCCTGCTCGGCGAACGTCAGGTTCAGCGCATCGGCGGCATCGGGTGACGCCAGCCCGCGCGCGCGCATCAGGTTCTTGCTCTCCACCTGCAACCGCCCATCGCTCAGGAACGAATACCGTGGCGCCACCAAGTCGGCACGCAGCTCATCATCACGCGGCAACCGCACCGCGCGCGTCTCCAGCCACTCGCGACAACGCACCCAAAGCTCATCCCGCAACCTCGCATATCTGCCCGTGGTGCTCGCCACCTCGGCCACGTTCACGCCGAGGATGGGCAGGTTCTGCTCGTGCAGGCGGTCCACCACACCAGCGCCGATGCCGATCACGTCGATCACGATCAGCGCCGGGCGGTTGTGCCCTGCCACGTCGTACTCGGCCTTGACGGCACCCGCGATCTGCATCGTGTCGATGTTGCGCCACCGCCTCGGCATCTCGGTGACCACGTTGCCCCGGCGCTTGACCAGCACGCTGGCATCATTACCGAACCGCGCCACGTCCACGCCCCAGATCTCGACGGCGGTCATGTCCAGCGCCACATCGCGCACCATGGCGTCATCGACCAGGCTTGCGGCAATCAGCGTGTCGGCATCGGCAACCGGGAACTCACCCAATACCCTCACCCTGAAGGCGTTGCTGTCCGTGCCATAGCGCTGCTCGATCTCCTTGACATAGTTCGGCGTCACCCGCCGGCTATCGGCGCTGCTCACCCGCATGGTGAACCAGCGGTCCCGCTCCATGACATGACAGCGCCAGAAGAAGCCGCTGCTGCGCGTGGGGTTGCCAATCAGCAGCGTGATCGCACCCGGTGACGACATCGAACCGCCAGCCGCCTCATACACCGCCTCATCGATGCCAGACGCCTCATCAGCAACCAACAGAACATGCGTGCTGTGCAACCCCGCCATGGCCTCGGGCTTGTCTGGCCGGCTGGTCCTGGCCGTGATGAAACACTCCTGATCCGCCTTGAGCGTGATGTGGTCCGAGGTGATATCCCACAACTGTCGCCAGCCGGGTGGCAGGCTGTTGAACCACTTCACCAGCTCCGGCCAGAGCGCATCGAACAGTTGCGGTGCGGTGGGTGCCGTCACCGCCACCTTGAACGGCGCCCGCGTGTTGGCGAACCATACCATGCACCACGCCGCCAACGCCGACTTGCCCACGCCGTGACCTGATCGGATAGCCAGCCGCGTATGACCGCGCGCCACCGCCCGCAGCGCCTCGACCTGCCATGGGTCGGGATCGACATGTAGCACCTCACGCACGAACGCGATGGGCGCCCGCGCATATCGCGACATCGCCACGTCGAACGGGTTGGCCGCCCTGGCAATGGCATCGGCCCAGTCCGGCGGCAGGGTTTCAGCGTGACTCACGAGTCCAGCCGTGCATTCCGCTGTTTAACGAACTCGGCGATGGCTGCCTTGGCGTGGCGACGATAACGGCCAGTCTCGATCCCAAAATCCAGACCAGTGTGTCTGCGGATAAACTGAAGGATCTGCCAGTCGATCGGTGTTCCGGAACTATGACCAAACGCCGCGCCCACCTCTCGGTACGTAAGGCCACTGGCCCACTGTGCTACCGCGAAGCACACGTCCTCGTCCGTCAACTTACGA